TCGCAGATCAAAGACGATACCGGCCTGACGGTCGTTCTGACCGGCGGCTCGGTGGGGGCGAACCTGTTTAAGGGCGTCTGGACCAGCGTTGGCGGACGCGGCGACGACGAGGACATCGCGATTGATGTCCGCCAGAAGTCGTCCGATCCGCTGCTGACGGCCTTCCGTATGCGCTACCCCGCCTTTGCCGGGGTCGACGCCAACACGATCCTGTATTGGCTCACGGACGCCGACCGGTTCGTCAACGACGGCTGGGGGACGGATGCCGATCCCGCGCGGCTGGCATATGCGGCGCACCAGATGTTCCTCGGGAACACGCCGGGGATAGCCAAGACGGATGCCGACCTCATCCCAGCCGGCGTCACCAAATTCAAAAGTGCTAGTATGGATGCCTCAATAAGCGATGCCGCGGCGAACAGAAGGCTTGCGGGCGGGTGGTCGGCGACGATCTACGGGCAGGACTTCGCGGTGATGCTGCGGCGGAATATCGGCGGGCCAAGGTTGGTAGGTTATGTCGAGCCGGTCTGTGAGTACGGCTGGTGAGCCTTGCAGAAGCATTCGCCGGGATAGCGCTGGCGTTCTCTCGGGCTGGTCTGGGCGCGTTCTACGACGCGGAGGCGCGCTGGTCAGGTGTGCCGGTGACGGATGCGGGCGGCTCAATCGTCTCGCCGGGCATGCCGGTTGCTTTTCCGTGCTCCTGCCAGGTCGACGTCGTGACCGAGGCGATGCGCTCAGAGGCAGGGTTTCGCGACAAGGACGTGCGCCTGATCGTTCTGGCCGCGGGCTTTGGGCGCCAGCTCGACACGGACGCGGTCATCCACGTGCAGGCCGGGCCGTCCGCGGGGGCGTACAGCGTGCAGTCGGTGTCGCTGGATCCGGTGGGATCGCATTGGGATTGCCGGGGGCGGAGGGCGTAATGGCGGTTACGGTTGAGCAGGTTGTTGCAGAAATTGAGATCGGACGCGGCGACTATCGGACTTTGGCCGATGGAGTAGCTGACAGGATGGTGTTCCGCCTTGATGACTGCATCACTCCCGAGGATATTGCGGCTATCGTGCGTGAGGCGGCTTCTGCCGGAGAAGCGCAGCACGCGTGCCAAATTCGCCCGCAATCTGATCCTCACCTGCCGCCTCAAGCAACTCGCCAAGATGCCGGGTTAGCGTCGCATGTGCTTCCGCTTGCGCTGTTGTCAGCGCTCCTAGTTGGTGCAGTTGCAGGCTCACTGCTGACGATAGCTGCGCGGCCGTCACAGCGATCTCCAGCACCTGCTGGATCGCATGCTGATGACGTGCAAGGGTGGTTCCGAGATCTGGTTCGTCGGGCGAATTTGCATCGTGATCCTGCATGCGCCGCATACTTGCAGGGGCTAGTCGCAGAGTCGAGTCGGTGCAATTTAGGCCGTGAAATTGCCGGCGCGGGCGCGAGGGTTGCCGCGAGCGATAAGCCGTCGCCGTTCGAGGTTTGGCGCAATGGTTAATCGGTCCAATAGGTTGAACCCTTTTGCGGGGATCGCTTTTCGCCGGCCATGTCAATCAATTCCGATGTATTAATTCATTGACGATAAAGCCCCTGTTCTACATTTTGCCGCCTCGGCTTGGGGCGCCGAATCGCAGGGGGATTTATGAATTTTGGTTCTGTCGCGCTTGCTTGCGCGTTTGCAATTGCAGCACCAGCGGCGGGGCAGGTAGCCCCGAGCACCACTGTCCATCAAAGCGGCGTATTGTTGACCGGCACTGCCGTACCGCTACGTATGAAGGACGAGCTCACTACCAAGGATAAACGTGCAAAAGTCGGCGATCGGTTTGCTCTTGAAGTGACTGAGCCGGTAAGCCTCAACGGGTCAGTTGTTATACCGGTTGGCGCTATCGCAACTGGCGAAATAACCACTGTGCGCAACAAGGGTATGTTTGGGAAGTCAGGACTCATTGAAGGGCGCATCCTGCATGTCCGCGTCGGCGATCGTCAAATTCGCCTGACTGGCCGCATTGACGACAAGGGCTCTAAAAACGGCGTGGGCGCGGGTCTTGCGACTTACGCGACACTGGTTGGTGGCTTCCTGATTACCGGGACCAGCGCTATGATCCCAGCAGGAACACTGGTGAACGCTTATCTTGAGGAGGACGTACCCGTTGCCTTTGCAAGTGACGCGCGACCGGCGCCTCTGATTGTGCCAGCCAAATAGCGGCGCACCCGAAAGTGTGACGGCGGTAATCAACCCTGGCATCTGAGAGGATGCCGGGGAATGCCCCGCATTCGTGGAACAAAAGAGCACTCGCGTCGCCTCAGAAGGATGACTGGCGAAGGCGCTGAGAAGTTCATCGGGCAGGCACTGTTCGTTGGCGGTGAGACTATACAGGTTGAGGCGCAGATCAGCATCACCCGAGGCGCGGTGAGCGGCAAAGGCCATGTACCTAGTGCTCCCGGCAGCCCTCCATCAGCTGATACCCATCGGTTGGCGGACAATATCGAGACAGTGCAGCTATCTCCTATGCATGTCGAAGTCAGCTCAAACGCTCCGTACTCGGCCGCGCAAGAATTCGGAACTTCAAAGCTTCCGGAACGCCCATTTATGCGCCCCGCCGTTGCCGCCAAGCGGCAGGAGGTAACGGACTTGATCCGAAAGGCTATCAATCACGTCAGCAAGGGTAGCTTCAATGGATGACCTACTCGCCACCCGCCGGGCTATCCTGATCACCGCCAAGGCCGACGCCGCGCTGACGGCACTCGTCCCGGCTACGCGCATCTATCCGCAGGTCTCGCCCGTATCTTCGCCAGTCTGGCCGTTCATCATCTATGGGTCGCCCTCCGGTCTGCCGATCCGCGCTGCCTGCGTGAACGGGACCGAGGTGACGGTCGCCCTCCATACCTTCGCCCATGCCCGCGAGGTCAATGGCGCCGTTGTTGAAACCGCTGAGGATTATGCAGCACGCATCGGCGCAGTTGTGGCCAAGACACTCGACGGCAAGCGGCCTGCCCTGCCTGGCGGTGGCTATCTGTCGGTGCTGTTCACTGGGTCGCAGCTACTGATCGATGGCGGCGAGACCGATGCCTTCCATCACGTCGCGAACTTCCGTTGCAGGGCGATCACCAGCTAAGCTACTGTGGCGCCGATGGATACGCCGTACAGCTACGCAGAGGGGATGGCGCACGCCACAATGATCCTGCTGCTCCGGGCTGGCGTGCTGGACGAAGATGATGTCATGGCACTGGCCGAAGAGTACGACCGGCGAGCATCCTGGGAACGTGATCCGGCAGCGAAAGAGGCGATGGAGCAGACGGCGCATGGCTTGAGGCTGGCGCCGTTCGGTCTGGCAGAGGCGCCTATGGTCGATCCGGCGTCAGAGCACCGCGCGCAGTATGAGCGTGAGCAGATGCGACGGCGGACGGCAATGATTGAGCGCCAAGCTGACGGCGGTAACGACTAGCCTGCCCCCGCCCTAGCCTTCGGTAAACTCCCGGAGGCCTAAATGTCGTACCCCACGGAAATCGATGCGGCGATCATCTACTCGGTGGCAGGCACCGGATCGAGCAAGACCCGCACGATCCTGTGTGGCATCGAAAACGTCACCATCAACGAGACGGCCAACACCAACGACCGTTTCCGCACCGAGTGCGACAAGCCCGGTCAAATCCCGACCCGGTCTGTTCGCACGACTGGCATCCAGTGGGATGTCACCGGCTCGGGTGTGTCCAACGCAGACCAGCTCGTTGCCATGAAGGCGCTGCTCGGCAAGCATCAGGCCTACGAGATCGACGCCATCCGCTACGACGGAACCGACGCGGGCGACAAGCTCGGCACCTTTGACGGGACTGGCGTGATGACCGCCAAGAACCTCAGCCTTCAACGATCAGGCGACAGCGGCCTCGAAATCACGATCGCGGGTGAGGGCGTTCTCGGCTACACCCCTGACACAACGCCGGGCGCCACTGCGTGACCCCTACGACCGCACTGACCCTGCCTTACGGTAACGGCGAATACCTGTTCGATCTCAAGCTGCCCCAGCTGGCCGAGTTGCAGGAAAAGCGCGGCGCGGGTGTGTTCAAGATTTACGGGCGCGTGCTGGCAGGCCGCTACATTTTCGACGGCGAACCACTGGCTATCCCGGCTGAGGGAGAGGCCTTTGCCGAGGATCTGGTGGAGACGATCCGCCTCGGTCTGATCGGTGGTGGCGAAGGGCTGGTCGACGGCCAGCGCGTGCCGGTGTCAGCGTTGCTCGCTAAGACGCTGGTCGAGAGATACACGGCCAGCGCCCCTCTTCGGGAAGCCTGGTCAGTTGCTGCGGCCATCCTCGGCGCTAGGGTCGAAGGCTATGTTCCGCCTAAAAAAAAAGCGCGGGCAAAGCCGGTGACCAAGACGAGTTCATCGACTTCGCGCAGGTCATCGCGAACACGTCCGTCTTCGGAGCCGATTGGCGAGAGCTGACGTGGTGGGAATACCAAGCCCGGCTTTGGTGGTGGAACGACGCGAACAGCGATAGCCGTGCCCCCGCCGATCCCGAACGACTGAACAAGCTTTTGGAGGCTCGCAATGGCGGTCACTGCTGATAGCGTCGTCGTTGAGCTTCTGGCCAAGACGGACGGCTACGAAGCAAAAATTAACGGCGCTGCTTCAACGTCATCCTCTGGCTTCAGTAAGATCGAGCAATCCGCCACGCGCGCGGAGGCCAGCGTGCAATCCTCAGTGAGCGGCATGGGCGCGTCGGTAAAGCGCGCCGCCAACGACGTTGAGCAGGGGTCTGCTCGGGCAGCCAATGCTACGCGCAACCTCGGCTTCCAGCTCAGTGATATCGGGACGCAGCTGGGCGGCGGCCAATCGCCTTTCATCATTTTCGCACAACAGGCCCCCCAGGTCGTGCAAGCCCTCGGGGATATCAAGGCGTCCGGGGCTGGTATGGCAACCGTGCTGAGCGGTGTTGCCTTACCTGCCGGCTTGGCGTTGGTCTCGGT